GCGCAACATCTTGCCAAACGAACGCTCCAACGCTTTGTTGCGCTCCGCAGACTGCGCCTCGCTGCCAGCCTTCTCGTCCGCCATCAGCTGCTCGTAGCTGGACTTGCTGCTTTCCAGCTTCTCATCCCGCTGGTGTGCGATCTCGTCAATACGGCTGATTGCGCTCTGGAGATATGCCTGCCGTGAGGCTGGCAAGTCGCCCGTCAGCTCGTCCAGCGCGTCCGCACGGCGCGGGCTGGCTGGTAGCTTTAAGAGCTTAATCATCTCCGACCGTTGCTCCTCTGGTACATATACCAACGCACGCTCGATCTGGTCGTTGATCGGCTTGGTGAATTGTTCCTTAAACTTCGGGTGTCGTTCGAGATTGGAAACACTCAACACCTCGCTCAACTCGTCGAACTGCGTTTTTAGGCTGTCATACTCCTCGGTGGTGGAAGTCTTCAGCTCCAGATCGGAGACTTTGCCTTGCATCTCCTCGATCTGCCTGCGGGCTTCGTCGCGCTCTTGCTTGATGAGCTTGAAGTCCTTGGATGATCTCGACTCTGCCTTGTCTTCCGCCGGTGGCGGGTCGGCGGCCGGTGCGGGTTCAGCTGGCTCGGCAGCTGGCGTTGGATCACTCGACATCGCTTGCTTAAAAGCGTCTGCCATACTGGTGATGTTGTCGTTTGTCTCCGCCAACAAGCTAGGGTTTCCCTTAACTGCCGCCGGACTTGCCTCTGTTAGTGTGTCTTCACTCATTGTTATTGCTCCTGCTAAATGTCGCCTCTGGTTCCTCTGGCATCTCTGGGGCGCTCTGCCCCATTGCCTTCAAGACCTTCAGCGAAAATTCATATCCCTTCTGCATCCCGTGAGCGTAGGCGTAGTCGGTGGCCGACGAGCCAAACGGTAAGGGAACCCTCACCATCGGCGACTCCTCGTGCAGCACTTCCTTCATCGCTTGAAAGGTTGCCCCATTCATTAGCTCCCTCGCCTCCTCTACTGCGGAAGACGAGCCAGTCCATTCTGTTAATGTCATTTAGTTGCTAAACCTACAAAGCGGCGGCTGCTTTTGCGTCAGCCAGCGCCATCTCCTGCCTCATCTTTGCCTCGCTTCTGCCAATCTCTGCTTGCAGCGCGGCGTCCTTACGGGCCTCGTCTCTCTCCATAGAAGCCATCTTCATCTGTTCCTCCGGCGCTGGCCCAGCTTGAGCCTGCGCTTGTTGCTCCATTTGCGCGGCCTGTGCTTGCTCCATCTGCTGCGCCACTTGGTTGGCCACCTCGTTGGCAAAACTAGCCAGCTCTTTCAGCTGTTCCCCTAGCTGCTTCATCTCGTCCTTTCGGGAATCGTCAGCTCCCAACATACCGAGATGCTCCTCGATGTGTGGGATGAGTACGCTAAAGAATTGCACAGCAGATGCCGGATCGCCCCCTTGCTGGATCGCCTGCGCCATTTCTGTTCCTTTTGCTAGATGTGTTTGGGCGTGCAGCGAGTGGTTGTGCGAGTCGGTAATGATGACGGGGTTTCCCATTTGCATAACAGCGTTCTCAATGTTCGCCTCTGCAATCTGGTCTTTGGCGTAAATGTCTTGCTCCGGCCCCACCATATAGCGGCCCACTTGCTGCTGGCCTGCAAGCGCGGCAATGTAGTCCCGCAGCAACGCATCCCGCCCAGACTCGGGCAGCTGTCCAGCTATTTGCATTAGGCCGGAGATCGTTTGCATCCGAAGGAACGCCGACCCTTGGCCGTAGTTGCGCGAGGCTTGAACGTAGTCGAGGTTGGTGAGTGCCTCCTTCGGCACACCACGCCCCACACATCTTTTCTGAAACTCAACCGCCTCCGCATCCGTCACGTTAGGGTTCGCCGCCCGTCTATATCGCTCGGAAAAAAAGTGATCCAGCTGTTGGTAGTATCGGGCAATCTGCGTTTTACCCAACACGCTGGCCTGCTGAACAATTGCTTGAACTTCGGTCGCTGTCTTTGGGTTCCCTTGCGGTTTGTCTAGGCGCTGTCTGTACTGCGAGAGATTGGATTGCATCACCCCTTCCAGCTCGCGATCCACCGCCATCGGCGCATCCACGATGCCAGAGAACTGGCGCTGCACGACACGATAGCCAGCTGGCAGTATCGAGTACGGCCCCATCTGAACAACGCTCGCCTTCTGCATCGCCTCCGGCGTCTCGGCTTGCAGCTGCATCGCCGAAGCGGTCGCAGCTACGTCAATCATATGACACTTCTGTCGGTTCTTCAGCTCGATGACAGGGTACATCTTCACGCCCAATCCTTTGACGCTGTGATGCTGGCCGTCGCCCTTGTCGTAATACATCGGGTGCATCACTTGATCCCAAGTGTCGTACTTGCCAACGTGCTTGTAGAGAAAGTCCTTCCCGTCCTCTTGCACAATGTAGCAGCTGATTTTCCCCTCCGCCTCGTCGGCTTGCGGATACTCCCTCACATAAACGTGGGCGGCGTTAATCAAACTGCATTGGGCCGAGTAGTGCAGATCGTTGTTTCTGATTTTCTGCTGATGCCATTCCCAGTTGTTGTGGCGCTGATAGCTTTCCGGCCCCGACTGGATGATGGCTTTGCGGGTCGCCTCCACGTCCCAGCCCACCGTGGTGGCTGCCTTCGTGTCACGAATGTACGCATAAATCTCGTGCGCTTGGTAGCGCCTACGAACGACCGCCACCTCCCAGTCGCTCGGGTTGCTGCGGGTGTTCTCTGGCAGAAGAAGGTCGCCCGACTTGATCGCTCTGGCTTTCCAGCTGGTGGGGTTCTCGAACGTCAGCGGCCCAGAACCGAACAGCACCATCTCGTGCTGCGAGAGCTGCATCGTGTAATCAAACTCTCTGTCGTTTTTCTGTAACCGATCAAACTCCTCGGTCAACACTCGGCTGTACTGCACCCGCTCGGCGTCAGTTCCAACGTTGGTCTTAACGGTGGCGTATGTCGGTGTCTCGCTGAACACGTCATAGAAAGCAGTGAGCGCAATCGAAAAGAAAGCCTCGGCCTCCCTAAAGTTAACGTTGGTACGGTACGACTGGCCGGTACGCTTGAGCTGCGCCGAGCTGTACGGCGGGTTGCCGTCCACAATGCCTTTCACTTTCGCCCTCACGCGGCTGCGGTCTTGGTCGGCTCGGGCCAGCATTTTCACCAGATCAACCACGGCCTCTGCGGAGGAGAGTCTGGCTTTCGGTGGCGTACCGCTTTCGTCTATATTGTCAAGCGGCAGAGAGTTGTTGTTCATTTGTATATTCGTTTCCAGCAATGATCCGGCAAAGCCTTATTCTCGCTGTCAGTAATCGTCTTTTGTAGTGCATCGAGCGGCAACCAAACCTGTGCCGCGTTAAAGCAACCGCAATGCTTGCACGATTTAAGGGTGCTGTCATACGATGTTTTCCTGCCACCAACAATAAACTCGACAGTCTTCTTGATGATGCTGTTGCCGCAGCCGGTACATCCCTCCGGCTCAATGTTATCCTCACACATCGCACAGATTGCTGCCCGCTGATCGGCTTCGGCTTGGTCTTCCACCCTCTTTCCTCCCGCAGCAAAGAGCGTCCGAGTGAGGCGCACAGCCAGATTAAGCGTTAGCTTCTGGTTCGGCGGTGGCTTTGGAACATACCCCTCGCACAGCTCTGGCCTTTTCTCGCAGACTTGGGCCTCAACAATGTCGGTGATATTGAAAGGGATAGGCAGATTATTGGCCCGCCTGTGGTCAGACACCCTTACCACCAGCTGGCCAAAGTTGTTAGATGTCAACGTCACCCCTGTCTCCTCTTGCTCGTAGCTGTACCCGTTAGGCGGCACAACACTTGTTTCAATTAACTTATTCATACCAACCTACCAGAACCACACCAAGCAATCGCCCTCACAATCCTCGGGCAGAATATCATACTGATTCCTTCTCATACCCCAGCAAACGTGTCGTGATAAACGCTATCATAATCTTTCACAAGCCTGTCCCAGCTGGACAGCCCACCACGTTGGCGGGTCGCTGTGGCATACCCTCCCAGCCTGCGGGCCATCTCCACCACCAGCGTGATTGCGTCCGCAAAGTCCGGCGACTGGCCGGTGCGAGCTTTCATATCAACCTTTCTTTCGATGATTGTCATACGCTTCTCATCGTCAAACATCCTCGAACAAAACTCGATCACCGCCGCGTGGTGCATCCCACGCAGCTGCTCGTTGATGACCCATTGGCGCACGCTGAACCACAGCTCGGTCACTTTGTTGGCGTACACTTCGCTGCTCTTGCGGTGATCCTCTGGGCTGACGGGGCGGTCGCTGGCTTTCCCCCCGAACTCCACCCGCTGGATCGACGGATGCCACGTCTTGGCCAATATGTCGCACAGCCCCCCACCCTCGCCAGTGGCGTCTATCGCCAGATGTTCCGGCTTCACGTTGTTCTCCTCGCAGATAGCCCTCACTCGGCTGGCAATCTGAAAGTGAACCGGCTCGCTGCTCTTTGCGTCGATCTGGATTATCTCGTTTGACTCCAAAGATATACCCATCTTCCCGTTGTCAAAGTCTCCGTAACGTCCCAGCTGGATGACACACCTATCGCCCCCGTTAAAAGCGGGGTCTAAACCGGCCATCATGTGGCTCTTTTTCACAAAAACAGCTGGAAACATTACCCGATACTTCTCGACCAAGTTCTCGCTTAACACCGTCTTGCACACCCCCTCGGGCGACCACATCCCCCGCGTGTACTTCCAGAACTTGGGGCTGTCCTCGCCGTCATACTTCTGCGCCTGCCGTACTTGATCGTCCGATATTAGGAAGCTGTACTTTGTTTTACCAGCCAGCACATTAGGAGACTTCATCCCGTCGAACCGAACACATATGCCGCGCTCCGTCTCCCATTCCTCATCCTCGATGCTGATGCCCGACCACCCACTCTTTGGGGTGGCGAACCGCCCGTGCTGGTCAAATTTGCTGTGTGGGTTTCCTATTGCTAGAAACTTGAACTCGGTGGTTCCCTTCTGAAGATTTGAGCAAGCCTCGAACGCCGCCTCGGGCGTGTCGGTGGCCTCGTCCACGATCACCATAGTGCGCGGGGAACGTATCCCTTGTATGTTGGCGACCGCCTTCGAGGTGGCCCCATCCAGCACGGGGATGGCGAAAATAGCGTGCTTATCGTCGCCTCGGATGGCTTGCAGCGTGGTCTTGCTGTCCACCATATGCGACGGATAGCCACCCTTGCACGTCCGATAAAGGTCTTGGATGACCGGCCACGCCCTCTTCCGTATCATTTTCGCCGTGGTGGAGGTGAGGATAATCGAGGTTTGAAGCGGGGCAGCTAGGAAATAAACCATCGAGTAGAGGCTTGCAGCGTAGGTCTTCCCACTTGCACCGCACCCCGCCCAGCACACCCATTGGTTCTCGCACAGACTCTCGATCTGTTTATCCAGCCACGGATTCCAGATCATCTTTGGCCACAGGTGAGCGACCACGTTCTTAAAGTGGCGGAATGCCCCCAGCCCGCCGCGATCCGGCGAGTGGTTAATTCTGAATGCGTACAACTCCAGCTCGATCTCGTTTAGTTGCACGTCAAACGCCAAGCCATATTTGTGTTTAATCAAACCGTTTGACAATAAGGGGGTATAGTGAGGCTATATCCCCTCTACGGGGGATATACCTCACAATTTTTGCGAACTGTCAAACGATGGCTATTACCTTAAATCAAAACACCGACTGCTGTGAAACAACTTGCTCCACCTCCTCCACAAACGTAGCTGGCGCAACTGGAGCAGCTGGCGCAGCTGGGTCGAACGGCACGAACGGTAGCAACGCCTACACCACGACAACCGCTTCGTTCACAATGCCAGCCGTCAGCTCGACGGTTGTGGTTGCGGTGAGCGACTCGGGCTGGATGTCTGTCGGACAGGCTTTGTATGTGAGTGGTGGTGGTTACTTTGAGGTTACAGTTATCACATCTGCCATATCAATCACGGTCAAGAGCCTTTACGCAGTACCTACAAATTCAGCCGTCGGGGCTACCGTTGCTGGCTCAAGCACAGTCAGCGCGGCTGGCGTGAAGGGTGATACCGGCGCAGCTGGTGCAGCTGGATCGGGTTTGCCAACTTTGGCCAATGGCGGTCTAGCGACCTACAGCACCCAGAACATCGCGTTGGAGGTAGGGGCCGACAACAAGTTCCTCGGCGCTGACAGCAGCGCCACGGCTGGGATAGCGTGGGATACTGTCCAGTACAGCGACCTCGGTGGGACGCTCGCACTTAACACCGTTACAACCAGCGGCCAGTTGCCTCTGGCGGGCATAGCTAACGCTGGCGGAGCCGCTGGGGATATTGCCTATTGGAACGGCAGTGCGTGGGTTAGGTTGGCAAAGGGAGTCACAGGGCAGCGGCTTGAGCAAGGGGGGTCAAACGCTCCGCAATGGGCCACCGTCACTGCCAGCGATGTTAATGTGGAGGCGATGGGGCGTGTGATCTACACAACCTCGGTCAGCCCCTCTGTGGCTTACAACGGAACGCCTACGAACTGTGCGGGAGTGCCAACGTTGAGTACACACACTGTCACAATTAGTTTTACCGCTAGTGTAGGAACAGCAATTCCAAAGGTTGTGCTAACCCCGCACGACGCCAATGCCGTCGGTTTGTATGTCGCCTCGTGTGGCACTTCCCAGATGGAGGTTCAGTTGCCCGCCACAGCCTCAACCAAAGAGTTCTCTTTTGTAGTCTTCGCCTAATGCCAGTAATCGACCGCCAGCGGATTAGCGACGGGTTCCTTACGCTGGAACGCGGCGTGGACGCTGGCCGGTCGCCCAACTTGCTGGGCCGAAACCAAGCCTCCTTTGCTGGCAACGTGACAATGCGCGGCGGTTATGCAAAGACGCGCCCCTCCTTCGTTAACATTCCTCTTGAGTTCGACAGATCGTTCAAGCTGATTAGCGGCGGAACGCTTGTTGTCGGTAAGAAATATAAGATCACAAAAACCGGCACAGGTTTTGATGTCACCAACATTGGGGCAGCTAATAATAATGTTGGAACTGTTTTTACAGCGACAGGAACAACCCCAACAAGCTGGGGTGCAACCAGCGGTGGAGGAGCAGTCGATGGCAACCAGAACAACGAGACTAACGCTGCAAGCTGGGGTATAGCCGCTGCGGACAAGGCGGCATTTAACGCAGCGTACGATGATTGGGAGTCGGTAGGGTCAGCTATGGCGGATCAGTTAGACGTTGGCGTACTTGGCAGCAATATGCTGGATATGTCTAATGAAGTATCGACCGGCGTATATGGAGCTGGCATTGGTATTAAATGGCTGAACCCAAACAATCTTGATATAGTTACAATCAAACTGGAAGCCGGCTCTAACTTCGCAAACTCAAATGACTGGTTTCTAACAAACGCAGCTGGCGACGAGCAAGTGATTGAAACTGGGGTAAAAACTTACACAATCAATCTGAACGGCGGGGAGTTGAGGATAATCACAAACTCGTCCAGCCAAGCAAACATTGACCTAGATGGAGGCACGCATCTTGTTGAGATTTTAGCAGTTGGCGACACGGGATCAACTGGCACAGGCGAGGTGTCCACCACGATGTTCGAGCTGGCCACCATCGACGAGTCGGATGAAAGGATAAAGACAGCATTCGAGACAGATCGGTTCCAAGGTGCGTACAACTATAACCACGGAAAGAACAGCTACCTCGTCACATCCATAGGCGGTCACATCTATAAGATCAACACGGAGACGGGGATGGTGCAGGACATCACCCCGACCAAAGGCGTTAACAGTCTTGGTGAAACTATCTACGATCCGAACGCATCGGACATCGAGGTGTCCTACTTCCAGCAGGCCGAACATTATCTCGTCATACAAAACGGTGAGTCAGCCGCTATCATCTTTGACGGCGCAACCTCCCGCAGAGCCAACCCGTCCGGCGACGAGGTTCCTACCGGCAAAGTGATGGCCTACGGGAACGGTCGGTTGTGGGTAGCGCGTGGGCGTGAGTTTGTTGCTGGCGACATCGTTGGTGGCCCGACCGACGTTATTAAATTTACAGAGAACACCTACATCGCAGAGGGCGGCGCGTTCGCTGTCCCGCTGGACACCGGCGACATCACGGCAATGCGGTTTATGAACCAGCCAGACTCAAGCCTCGGACAAGGCGAGCTGCTGGTTCACACGTCTCGCGCTGTGTTTGCGGTCAACGTGCCGACCAGCCGCGACAGCTGGAAGAATCTGGAGTACCCCACAGTACGCATCGTGGCAATCAACTACGGCTCCGTCAGCGACCGCAGCTGCGCTTTGGTCAACGGTGATATGTTCTACCGTGCGCCAGACGGGATACGCAGCTTCATCTCCAGCCGCCGCGAGTGGCAGGAGTATGGCCAGATTCCCGTGAGCCGTGAGATCGGGCCGGTGCTGCGAGATGAAAAGCTGCACGAGATCGCGCAGCGAACAAGCGTTGTCCTGTTCGACAACCGACTGCTCACAACGGTCACGCCGCAGAATACATCGCAAGGAGTGTACTTCCGAGGCATTGCCCCGCTCGACTTCGACACCGTTGGAGGCACGGGCGATAAGATGCCACCAGCTTGGGAGGGGCTTTGGACAGGGTTGAATTTCTTGCAACTCTTAACAGCTGAAGTCGATGAGGAGGAGCGGTGCTTCGCTTTCCACTTGAATAGCAGCTGCAACATCCAGCTGTGGGAGCTGACAAAAGACGGGATAAAGGACGCGGACAGTAGCCGCATCGGTTGCTATATCGAAACACCCAGCTACAGCTTTGAAAACCCACTTGAGATGAAACAGCTTGAGTACGGGGAAATGTGGGTCGATGACCTTCGTGGCGAGGTGGACTTCACTATTCGCTACAAGCCAAACCAGTACCCAGCTTGGGTGGACTGGAACAGCTGGACAGAGTGCGCGAAAGCGGAGACGTGCAATCCTGTCGCTGGTTCGTGCCTCACGCTAAAGAATTACAAACCACAGTACAGATCGAGAATGCGGCTACCGCAACCTTCTGACGATGATTGCGAAGCCACTAACGGTGTGCCAATGCGAAACGGATACGAGTTTTCCTCACGCATAGAGTGGGTAGGTCACGCACGGGTGAAGACTTTTAGACTCCACGCCTACCCCGTGGTGGAGGAGCCGTATGGTGACTGCGGCACGGTGGGTAATTGCGTATAATTTATGAACATCACTTACACAGAACTAACAATCAGCTGCGCGAATGCGAGCGCGAACACGCGGTACACTTACAGCATCACGGGTAGCTGCAACGACACACAGAAGGAACTTTAGGATATGGCATCTAACCAACAAGTAATTCTCCAAGCGGGTTCAGTCCCGACCGAGACGTGCTTTGAAAGCATACAGCAGCTTTACAACACGTTCGTAAACAACACCACCGCCTACGTCGCGGGTGGTTACAGCTTATTTAACTACGGCGACTCAACACCCGCCGTGGACGATCAAGACCGCCCGTGGATAAGGACAATAGGAGGGAAGCCAGATCGGATGTATTCCTTCATAAGCGGAAAATGGGTTTCAAAGCACTCCATTCCGGCGGGCGGTAATGTGAGACAGATGTGGGTCGGGTCAGAGGTCGCGCTTGAAACATACGATGGTGGCGAAGCTGGCACAGCAAACGAAATGGCGGGGCCGTTCTGGACAGTAGACACAGATATGTCTGCGAGGTTCCCAGTTGGGGTTGGCGATTTTGCTGCTGCGGTAACAGATACGGGTGGCGAAAAGGATACAACGCTGGAAGAAAAAAACCTACCACCGCACGTCCACGATCTTAAATACACCGAAAGCCCACTTAAAAACACAGGGGGCGCACAAAACGCTGGAGAAGGCCATTTCATATCTGGGTCAAAGATAGTCAACGGAATGATTACGGCTGGTTCCAGCCAAACGTCAGAGTCATTCACCAACCTACCTCCCTACTACGGCGTCTACTTTATTAAGCGAACTATTAGGGAATACTACACCGTCTAATGAAAGTCACTCTCGGCACAGCCAAGACACGCATCGCAAAGCATCTCAACCTTTGCGCCACCGACACCCGTACTACCGAGTACATCAACGAGGCGCAACGGCGTCTTGTCGAGAGCGGAAAGTGGAAGGGAACCTATGGACGGTTCAACATCTGCGCGACCAGCGGGTGCATCGCGTGGCCCCGCCAGATCGAGACTATCGAGACGGTAGCTGTATCAGAGAATGTTGGTGTAGTCCGCAACGGCTGGTTTGAGTTTGTCGAAAGCGGCTACGGCCTGCTGGACAATAAGGACAATGTTGGATACCAGCTACTTGATAGAGGCGAATCGCCCACGCATAAAGATATGAGCGGGGCTGGTAAGCCGATAAGAATTTACGCATTCCTCGAAGCTGACGCTGGTAAGAAAATTACCGTTCAAGGCTATGACAGCAACGACAACTGGGTGAGGACGCTGAAAGACGGAAGCGGGGCTGGGGCCACATACCAAGACGGGGAGGTAGTGACGCTCGTAAACGGGTACGCTGACACAAGCACCAGCTTCAAAAGCATCACAGGCGTGCTGAAAGACACGACCGAAGGGAATGTCCAGATGTACGAGCTGGTCGCCGCTACTCCCACACTTGTTGACATCGCCACTTACGAGCCAGACGAAACTTTGCCCAGCTACCGGCGCTCTCTCATCCCCAGTCTAGGCGGGGCAGCTGGCTGCGAGGACGGAGCGGACAAAAAGGTCGCCGTTACAGTCATAGCCAAGCTGCGCTTCATCAACGCCGTCAACGACACGGACGTGCTGATGGTGAGCGATCTGTACGCCATAAAGAATATGGCCGTAGCTATCAAGCTGGAGGAGAACAGAGACTTTGGAGCAGCCACCGAGTACCGCAACTTGGCGATTGAATCGTTGCAGAATCAACTCGCCAATCATATGGGGGATGGGGCTGTTCCAGTTTTACAAATGACTAACCTAAATACCCACGGCGGTGGGGGAATCGAAAGCGTAATATAACACTATGGCAGTACAAGCAATTGGAGCAGCAATGGGAGTCCTTGGCGGGCTTTTCTCAAAGGGGCCAAAAGTTCCCAAGTATGAAAAGATAGACCAAGCGAAGGAGCAAGACGCTTCGATCTCTAGTAATTTAGCCAGCTTTGACAAATCAAAGCAGCTGGCCGCACAGACCAGCGCAGCTGACCAAGACATACTTATGGCCAATCTGGAGAAAGCTATGCCCGGTTATGGCAAACTGATTGGTGGAGCTGGCAGCGCGATTGGCAGTATGATCCGAGGTGAGCTGCCGATGGCAGATCAAGGGATGATAATGCGCCGAGCTGCCGAGGGCGGTATGGCTGGCGGTATGGGTGGCAGTCAAGCTGGACGCAACCTCGTGGCACGCGACCTCGGGTTGAGCCAGATGCAGATGACCCAAAGCGGGCTGGGTGCGCTCAATCCTTTCCTGTCCACCGTGCGCAGCACAGCCGTCGCGAACCCGATGAGCGTTGGTGCATCGTATGTCAACCCAGCTCAATGGACACAGAACGCTATAGGCGAGAACCGCTACGCGCACCAGAACGCCGTTGCGATGGCCAAGGAAAAATCTGCAAACAGCTTTGGGAATAAACTTGGCGGGGCTATGCAGGGCGTCGGAGGTATGATGGCTAGCGGTATGTTTGGAGGCGGTGGTGGCGGCGGGGGC